ACTCACAGAATGTCAAAGTCACGTCGAAACCTTAAGGCTGGCGTGACGCAACCGGTCCGCACTCACGATTCATTCGTGAACGCACAGGCTCAGCTTGGCTGGGGTACGAACAACCAGTCCTCGGCATCCGTCTACACGCTCTCGTACCAGAGCCGCAACCGCATCCAAATGGAGGCGGCATATCGCTCGAGTTGGATCGTTCGTGCGGCTTGCGATGCCATCCCGGAGGACATGACCCGCTGCGGCATCGAAATGTCAGGCCTTGACCCGGACGAAATCACGCAGATTGAGACGGACATGGTTCGCCTCGCGATCTGGGATCGACTCTGCGAAAACGGCAAGTGGGCGCGGCTGTATGGCGGCTCATTGGCCGTCATGCTGATCGATGGGCAAGACCTGTCGACGCCGCTGCGGCCTGAAACGGTCGGGAAAGGCCAGTTTAAGGGCTTGCTCGTGCTTGACCGCTGGATGATCTCCCCGCCAGTTGGCGAGGTAGTGGCCGAATACGGTCCCGACATGGGCAAGCCGGTCTATTACGACGTCATTGCCGACTACGCCGCGATTCCGAAGGCGCACATCCACTACACGCGCGTGATTCGCCTCGATGGCGCGGATTTGCCTTTCTACCAGCGCGTCAGTGAAAACGGCTGGGGCCTCTCGATTCTCGAGCCGCTATGGGATCGGCTGATCGCGTTCGATAGCGCAACGGTCGGCATCGGCCAGTTGGTCTACAAGGCGCATCTTCGCGTCCTGAAGATCAAGGGCATGCGCGACATTATCGCGGCTGGCGGCCCTGCTCTTGCGGGCCTGAAGGCGCAACTCGAGTTCACGCGCCTCGCGCAGACGAACGAAGGCATCACGGCGCTTGACGCCGACGACGAGTTCGATACGCATCAATATGCATTCTCCGGCCTCCCCGAAGTCCTGATCCAGTTCGCGCAGCAGCTGTCGGGCGCGACAGGCATTCCGCTCGATCGTCTGTTCGGCCAGCAGCCTGCGGGATTGAGCGACACGGGCGAAGGTTCGCGCCGGCTCTATCACGAGAAGGTGCACCAGAAGCAGGAAAAGGAGCTGCGCACACCGCTGCAACGACTGCTGTCGGTGATGTCGATGTCCACGCTCGGCAAGCCGCTCGACGATGGGTTTCAGTTTCAGTTCCGCACGCTGGACGATGCGCCAGAGAGTGAGAAGGCGGAAATTGCAGTCAAGAAGGTAACAGCTGTCACTGCGGCGCTGGATGCGAACCTGATCGATATTCCGACCGGCATGAAGGAGCTGAAGGCTTCTGCGCCGGTTACGGGACTATTCGGCAATATCGACGACGCGAAGATCGCGGAAGCCGAGAAGCAGGCGGAGAACGCCCCGCCACCAAGCGAGATGGACTTGCCTGATGTCTCGTCGTTGACGGGCGATTCCGGTAGCGCCCTGGCTTGGCTCAAACGCTTCCGCCGTAAATGACTATCACCCTAGACCGCAAGCGGGATCGCAACCCGGTCAAGACGCGAGGCGCTGAGCTTCGATACGGCTCGCAACTGCGCAAAGTAGCCGAGCAGGTGGGCGCGATCCTTCGGCCATTCACGCCCGGCGATATGAGCCAGGTTCCGACGATTGAGCAGTTGCTTAAAGCCTACTCCGACATGCTCAAGGGCTGGGCGACGCAGACAGCATCGAACATGCTGATGGACGTCGCACTGCGAGACGAGCAGGCGTGGCAGACGATGGCGAAAGAGCTATCGCGGGGCTTGCGGGAGGAAATACGCAACGCGCCGACCGGTCGCGTCATGCAGGCGTTGCTGGCAGAGCAGGTCACGCTGATCCAGAGCATTCCGCTTGAGGCGGCGCAGCGGGTGCATCGGCTGACCTTGGAAGGCATCGAGAACAGCACGCGGGCGAAAGAGATTGCCGAAGAGATCATGCGGACCGAAGAGGTGACAACCTCGCGAGCCGTTTTGATCGCACGGACCGAAACCGCTAGAACGGCTACGACGCTGACTCAGGCCCGAGCGCAGTCGATCGGCGCCGATTCCTATATCTGGCGGACCAGTGGTGATTCCACCGTCCGCAGCGATCACAAGAAACTCAACGGCAAGATTTTCCGCTGGGACGATCCGCCAATCGCCGACGAACAGTCTGGCACGCGCGCAAACCCAGGCTGCATCTGGAATTGCAGATGTTTCGCAGAGCCCATCATTCCCGACTAGATATGCCCGCACCCTGCCAATGCGACTCGTGCAAGACGAAGCGCACGAACGACAGCGTGATGACATCCGGCTTCTTCTCCGAAGAGGAAATAGGACCGAACCAGTCATTTACGCCAGAAGGCTTTCTGATTTGCGAATCGGTCCCGATAGCGCGAACCGGCACTCAGGAATACGCCGATATCGAGTTGCCTGATCTTGAGGCTGGGCCTGATGGCCTGATTGTCGTCGAGCGAGAGCCAGAAGTTGTGTTCGCGCCCGAGACTCTGGCGAGTCTTCTCGGAAAGCCGGTAACGATTGGCCACCCGAAAGATTTTGTGACGCCGAAAACGTGGTCGATGCTTTCAAAGGGCACCGTACACAACCCGCGGCGCGGCGAAGGCGAACAAAGCGACCTACTTATCGCGGATCTGCTGATCACGGATGAGTTCGCCATCAATGAAATCCGCAATAACGGCCTGCGCGGCATAAGTGTTGGCTACGACGCGGATTACGAGCAAATCGCGCCGGGACGGGCGCGGCAGACGTCAATCGTTGGCAATCACGCAGCGCTGGTTAAAAGCCCGCGGTGCGGGGTTACCTGTTCCGTCCAAGATTCCAGTCCATTTTCAGGAGAATCATCAATGGCGAGCAAGAAGAAGCCCTCGGCGCTGTTTGACAGACTGCGCAAGGCTTTTATGACAAAAGACTCCGAGGGCTTTGAAAAGATGCTCGACGAGATGAACGAAGAGTCCACGGAGGGCGGCGAAGGCCAGCACATCCACATCCACATGCCCGGCGAGTCCAGTGCGGCGAAGGAAGAGCCGACCAACGACGACGATCCTGCGCCTGCCGACGATCCGAGTAAGGTGCTTGCGGATACGCTGGCGAAGTTCGATGCGCGGCTCGATTCGATCGAGGCAACGGTTGGCAAGCTCGTTGCGGCCGCACCTGCTGCGACTGCAGACGACGATGCCGATCCCGCCGACGATCCGGATGCTGACCCGGCGACGACCGACGAAGACCCCGAAGGCGACGACGTCGACAACCCGAAAGACGGCGTTTCGGCGACCAACGATTCCGCCTCTCTGCGAAACGAGTTTCAAGATGCCAAGGCGCGCGCCGAAATCCTCGCTCCCGGCGTGAAGCTACCGACCTTCGATGCGAAGGCAACCGGCCAGAAGACGTCGGATTCCATCTGCGTGCTCCGCCGCCGCGCCCTGCGTGCTGCGCTGACCAACGACAACGCCGATCTCGTGCGCGCGATCGTCGGTGACGCTGACGTTTCGAAGATGACCTGCAGCGCCGCAAAGATGGCGTTCCACGCATCGTCGGAACTCGTCAAGCAGAAGAACAAGAGCGTTGCTCGAAAGACGACCGACGCTGCAGCCGAAGCAAAAGACATCAATCAGATCCACGCCGAATTCTGGGCGAACCGTAAGTAAGGAGCCGACATGCCCTCGTTGCAAGCTTATCAATTCCGCATGCCGGCAGGTTTCGCTGGCGATCTTCAACGCGCAGAAGTCGCGACGATCGAAACGCAACAGATCGATCCGACTGCCCCGCCGACCTCGTTTGGCGTTGCCGTGAAGTTGGTGAGCGGCAAAGTGCAGCCGATCAACCTCGGCACCGACACGGCCGCAATGGTCTACGGCGTGAACCTGCGCCCCTACCCGATTCAGGGCAACGGCACCGATCCGCTCGGTACGTCGACGCCCCCGATTTCTGGCGTGACCGACATCCTCAAGCGCGGCTACTTCATGGCGTCGCTCGGCGGCACGACTGCTGCGGCCAAGGGCGGCACGGTGTACGTACGCGTCGCTACGCCGTCCGCTGGCAAGCCGCTAGGTGGCTTCGAAGCTGCAGCCGACAGCACGAACACCGTCGCGCTTCCGTCGAACACGTACTTCACCGGTCCCGCCGATGCGTACGGGATTACGGAAATCGCATTCAACATTTGAGTCCCCGGCGCCTAACAGCGCATCCGCTTACAACCCCGCTCAGGCGGGGGTTTTTCGTTTCTGGAGCAATAAATCAATGGACATGTCTGTTCAAAAATTCCTCAAGCGCCGGGAAATCGCTGAAGCGTCGCGCCAAGCCGTGCGCCACTTCACGACCGACGGCATGATGACCTACGATCAGATGACGATCGACTCGACCGGCGCATTCCTCGTCGGCCAGCTCGAGCGCCTCGATCAAACGCTCAACGAGCCGCTGGTCGAATTCACGTGGTCGCGCGACGTCGCCATCCGCACGGACGTTTCGCCGGCTGACGAACTCGCGTCGTTCACGAACTCGGCATTCGCAATGTCGGGCGGCATGACGCCGGGTGGCATCAACTGGATTTCGAACGAAGGCAACGCGATTGCTGGCCCGTCGCTGGACATCGGCAAGACCGCGCAAGCCATGCGTCTGTGGGGTGCTGAAGTCAAGTACACGGTGCCCGAACTGGTGAAGGCGCAAGCCCTCGGCCAGCCGGT